ATAAATCACCGTTTATAGATAATTCATCTTTATATTTTTGTATTGACTGTTCACCTCTTGCATACAGTCTTAGTTTATGAAAGCTACTTTCGTTAGTATGAAATTTATTAAATTCAGTGCCAACGTCGAACCATTCTTTTTCAATAGCTTTTCCTACCTCAAGACCATAATCAGTACTTAGCTTTTCAGCGTCACTGACGGCTTGACTTGGGAAATAACCTTTTATATATGAATCTGAACCTGCCATATTAATTTTCTATTATTGTTGATCTCATGCCAGAGTTTTTATATCTAGCTATATTTATGTTTAATTTTTGTTTTTCTACGTTAGCTTTTGGATTATACAAATGTCTATTACAAGCCATAACTGCTAATCCACTACTTATAGTAGCATCAAATTTTGTTCTATTGTTTATATCAAATCTAGCCCAATCGTTTAATGTTCTATTAAAATACATTGTACCGTGTGAACCATTTTGCATTGTACCTACATGTGATTGTATATACATTTCTATAGCGGCTGCATGAGCCTGCTTTATATCTTCACTTGAGTTTGGTATACCACCTATTTCTTTTTCAGCCGTAGATAACTTATTCCAAACTTTATCAGGTCTATTCATTGAATAACCTCTATATCCTCTACGCTTAAAATAATATAATAATCTTGGTTTGTTATTTTCTGCTAGTATCGGCATACCATAAAATACACAAGCCATTAATACATCTTCAAAAAATATTTCAGCTGTTTGTGGTCTAGCTATATATTCTAAAAAGAAATGATTAGGTGGACAATCTTCCATGCTAAACTTAGTTAAACCGTGTAAAGAACCTTTAGATCCTTTACCATCAACTGTTCCTGATATGTCGTAACTATCACAACCAAAAGCACCCATATGCTCGTTACCAGGATGTTTTCTATTATTCTTTAATATTATTTTATTTTGTAAATGAGTTGGTGGTATCCATGTTACTTTAAATCTACCTTTTGGATCAGGATAAAATATAACAGTTGTATCTTTTACACCATTAACCCATTGAAAATTACCTGTTGATATTCCATTGTTTGTTTCTTCGTTCCAATCAATTTGCTCATATATCTTAACAAGGTTAAATATACTATTATTAGCTTCGTCTCTAAATGCATGTTCTTCAGTTCTAGGAAACTGACGATAAAACTCATTTAAAGCATCTTGATCGTTTTTTAAACCATCAGCTTCATTTTGCCAATGTTCTAGTATACCAATATCTATTAAATCACCATATGGATCTAAAACTTCTTCTTCAGGTGTTTCAAAAACAGGTTGACCATATTGGTCAATAAAACCTTCATAGTTCCACTCCATTGGAATAAAAAAAGAATAAAGACCAGAGCTAGTTTGCCCATTACGATTTCGCTTTGTAACATCTGAGTTATAGTAAAGTTTTTTAAAATTGTCACCACCTTTGTCTAACGCATTACACGTTGAACCCATCATACACTTACCTATAATTCTACTACCTAATCGTAGTGTTGTTTTTGTAACTCTCCAGTTATTTAATATATTATCAGGTCTTTCCCATTTACCACTTTCATCGTGTACTAATAGTTTTAACTTTTCACCATCATAACTATTATCACCTGTGTTTTTCCAGTCTATCGTTGTGTCAAGACCAGTAAGTTCTTCAACTTTTTCATTTGTGGTTATTTTTCTTCTTGTTAACTTTGTAGCAGGTACTCTATACGCTAACTCTGTTTTAGGTCGATCCATACCATCTTGAATCGGTTTAAAAAAGAAAGGGTAATTAACTGATATAGGTACCACCTTGTCTGTAAACATTTTTTTAGCATCAGCACCTGACTTAGATAATATACCAAATCTTGCATCACTTGATATTGTCGCCATGTTTACTGTTTCACCAGATGCCATAAAAGAAAAACCAGATCTTCTATTTTTGAGGTAACACATACCGTAACATCGCCTATCTGCTTTACAAGCTTCCCAGAATATGTAGAATATTCTATTTGCTTCTCTAAAATCTGGGTTACCAACATCAATTTTTGACCATTGGAGATACATATAATGAGTACCAGTAATATAAGTCGGAACACCCTTGTTGTAATACCAGAATCCTTGTTCTCTTTTTGTAAACTCATTTTCTATGTAGTCTACGTATTTGCTTTTAAAATCATCTGGGTAATCACGCCAATCAAATATTGTTTTTATTCTATTAAGTTCTTTTGGATATGGTGTCACTTGCCACTTATCATGCTCGAACTTATGTACTTGTTTTGGTTTTTTTGGTAATGCTACTTTTAAGTTTTGTATGCTATACACATCGCCAATCATACCAGTTTTACTTATAACTACAACATCATGTTCTTTGTTATAACCATATTTCCAAGCTTTCTTTTTATTAAGCCTTTTAATAGCCTCTAGCATAGCTTTCTCTTCTTCAATACGATTTAATATTTCAAACGCATCGAATATAGCTAGCTTTTTAGTTGCTGCAGCATTTTTTAATCTATCAGCAGAAACATCATCTTCTGTTTCTACTATTTTTTCTTGAGCAACTTTTACTAATTCATCAACCGCTTTGTAACCAGCTTGGATTATACTCTTCTTCTTTTCCTTTAAACTCATATTGAATTGTAATAAATTTTGATAATACTCTATATAATCTTTCTTGATCAATAATAACTTCGCATTCGCTATTTGGTTTAAAACCTACTAAAGATCCTTTTTGAACAGTACCATCACTGTGTTTTACAATACCCATTAATGCTTCTTCTTTATTAACATTAAGTTTATCATATGGTTTTATAGGTTTTACAAAGCAATAACCTTCTAAAGGTTTCCAAATATTATTTCTTTTAAAAGCAAATATCTGATCATGCATAACAAACCACATATCATCTTTGTAATATGATTTACTGTTTTTTTCAACACCTCTAATATCTTTCCATCTTCTAAAAACATTATGATGTACTATAATAGTATCACCAACTTTTAAGTTTGTTTTTATAGACTGAGGTAAAGCAACAATAACAGCTTCTCTATTTACATGTTTAAACTGATAATTATCACTGTTTAATATTAATTCTTTACCATTAATATCTTTAGTGTTGTTATATCTTTTACCTTTTGGTTTTATTATGTAGTTAAATAATGACTTCACTAATACTCTAAATTGTATTCTATAGCTATTGCCATGTTTTTATTAAAATCTTTCCATGGTAACACGTCACCACCTTTTTTAATAAATATACTAAACTTATCATCGTTTTCAACGATGCAGTCGATAGTATGACCTCCGTAGACCTCTTGACCTACGGAATAGTGCATAGCTTCATTTTTATAGTCTTTACCTATACTAATTTTTCTTATTAACGTCTCCATCTCTTTCAGTTATTGTTCCATCTTGTATATTGACGTTAACTGGACCATATTTCTTTTCTAAGTCTCCTTGAACAACTATAACTTGTTGTCTTAAAGCTTTAACAGTATCTACAGCCTCAGATTTTTGTACTTCTAATACACCGATTTGAATTTGATTTTGATTTATTTTTCCTAGTAAACCTCTAAGATTTTCTAGTTCTTTTTTTGATATTTTTTTTGCCATTTTATTAAATTTTATTTCACTTTTATATTATCACGCAATTGTCACGTTTTTTACTTCTTTTGTGCTGGTGAAGCTAAAAACCAATTTTTATGCATTTCTCTCTTTAACATTATATACTCTAAGTAATCATCTATTTTCTTTTTCCAGTTTTTATCAATAGCAGGGTTTATTATACCTGACTTATAACTTGAAAAACAAAAGTTGATAAATCTTTTAGCTTGTGCTTGCTCTTTGAATATATGATTATTTATACAATAAAAAGATCCTCTTTGTATATTGTTCCAAACATCAATTGGTTGTATATACTTACCTAACACAGCTGCATATAAACAACTTTCACTTATATGTGTCGTGTATACTGTATTAGCTTTTTGCAAGTAGTAATACATATCTGCATTTCTAGGTAGTATACAATCTTCACCAAAAAAATCTTTTAATTCACCTATGATCTGATGTGTTGTTATAGGATGTGGTTTAAAATAAACATTGTCTCCATGTTGTTTTTTAATCCATTTTAATTTGTTTAAACAAACATTTTCCCTAACCTTATTTGATCCAGGTAATACAACTAGATTATCTTTAGCTGCATATTTCTTAGTTACATCGTCTCTTTCTTGATATTTGTTGCTATCATTTTTAACAACTTTATCAACAAAAAAGCTAGCATGATCTAATATAGGATAACCTATTTCTTCTTTATCATACCATGCATCGATCATTTGTTCGTTTCTTATCTTATAGTTTAATGGCTGTATATAAAAAGTACCAGCGTATTCAGTATAAGCTAAGGTTTTAAAGTATGGCATTTCTTCTGCCATAACATCATAGCTAGATTCAAGACCGTTTTCACTAGCTTTTCTAATTACATAACCTTCAACTTGTTCAAGGTCATATAACTTCTTGTCTTTTTTTAAAGGGCCTATCCTATTGTCAAGCTCCTTTTTGTTAAACATTTCCATAAAATTAAATTTAAATTTCTATAATATATTTATTACATGCTTTTATATAATACTAACTTCTCGGGTGATTCACTCTAGTTCCAGGCTGATTAGCTGTAGTAGATGGATCATACCAAGTAGTT